TTTGAATATGTAGTAGCAGCAGTTAATGTAGGTGCACCAATAGTATAAGTATTAGTTGTTGAAAAAGTAATACTTTTAGTAGTTATAGTATTACCAAATGTAGTAGTACCATCTGCTAAAGTAGATATAGCAAATACTGCTCCAGTTGTACCTATTCTAGCTCCTATATTATAAGGTTGATATGCTAAACCATCAAAAGCTAAAGTTCTTGCACCATAAGTTGCAGATACATATTCTGCAATATAAGTTCCTACTCCTGAAGGTAAAGTACCACTATCTCCATAAAATATAGAACCCTTAGCAAAAGCTTTAGCTCCTAAAGTTGTTTGTGTAGTAGTTAAATCTAAAAAATTTTTAGTAGAAGATCCTGTACCACCATTTTCAACAAGTACTACACCAGTTACATTACTTGCAGTACCTGTAGTATTTTGATTCCATGTTGGAATTGTAGCATTTAATGATGTACTGTTTTGACGTGTTAAAGTTAATAATAAAGGAGTTAAAGCGGCACTAATTATACTAATTTGATAAGAAGTATTCCAATTTGTTGAATTATCAGTTAAATAAGCAATAGTTCCCGAAGTACTTGATACTATTCCAGTACCTGATAAAGTTGCTTGTGCCCCTAAAGATGCTCTAGCATTAGTTATATTAGTTGCTCCAGTACCTCCATTTAATACAGATAAAGGTAAAGTGAAAGAGTCTAATTTGGTTTTATCTGTTGCAGACATTAATCCTGGATTAGAATCAGTTGCTACAGATATTAAATCATTTCCAAAATTAATCCAAGTACCATTAGCCCATCCAAATATTACATTAGATTTAACTTCACCGTCACTACCAGTAAAACTAACTACATTATACAGATAACCATTTTTAAAATTAGTAGTATCTAATGCTAATAATGAAGTATAATTTGCAACACTCCCCATTAATTGAAAACTACTTATAGTATAGTTTTTAAGAAATGTTTGCAATGCTTCTGCCCCTACTGTTACTTTATTATTATAAACATCAGTTAAATTAAATGTATCTATTGTAGGGGCATTAAGAAAAAAATCTAGTAATGCTAGTAAAGTAGTTTTAGTATAAGCAGTTGTACCTGCCTCATCATATAAAATAGATACTAAATTTGAATAATTAAAATTATTTTGAATTATAGTATATGTAATACCATCATCAGTAATTCTAAATTCAGTATTACTTGGTGATAATATAAGAGACTTGTCACCTGTGTCAAAGATAAATGCTCCATTATCTGTTTGATAAAATCTTGTCATTTGTTTAATTATTTCTATTATTAATATTTTATTACGTAATAAACTGCAGCATAAGGTGGCATTATATCAAAGGCATTTGTATAATTATTAAAAGAAACTCCATCATATATTGAAGAACTTGTAAGCCCTTGATAATTATTACTAGCACCTGATATTTCAACTCTAGATTGATTTTTACGTTCATTTATATAAGCACCATACGTAAATACAGATGTATCAGCATCAGAACTTTCTATACCATCTAAATGTTGATGAGGAGGTATATTATGTATATTAAGTGTTTGAGTTGTTCTACCACCATAAGAAGTGCTATTATATAAATCACCTGCTCCAAATAAAGTTTTATTTATATAGTTAGGTAAAGAAAAAGTAGTACCATTATCTTCATCAGTGCCACCTCCAAAAGTAATACCTATAATAGCAAATAGTGCTGCATAAGTAGTTCTATCAAGACTTGCACCATTACATAATAAATAACCATTTGGTGGAGTTGGCATAGGATACATTTTTATAAAACCTACGTCAGAACTTTCAATTATAGTAATAACTTTAGTCTCTAATTCATTAATAGCGCCTACAACTTCTTTAGATGTAGTAGTTAAAGTAGAACATAATAATTTACTTTCAATAGTACTTTTAGTTTCATCTCCAGTATTAGTATTAGATGTATTATTTAATTTTAATTTATCCTCTTTATTTAATCTACCATCAATAAGAGTTGTTGCTAAAGGTATATAGTTAGAATCAATCATATGCCATCCATCAATATCATTATATTGATAAGTATAACCTGTATCTTTAACATTCACAGTCCAATATTGGACTGGGATAGGATAAGTTGTTGTTATATCAGCAAATGTAGCAACTTCTGATTTCCAAATAGCACCTTTTAATGCTGTAGTTACATTAGTCTGTAATGTAGATATATCTGAATCAATTCGTATAACATTAGAATCTAAATCACTGGCAACATCACTTATTGCTAATTGTAAAGTATGATCTCCATTAATTCTATTAGTAATTTCTGTTGCTAGATTTGTATTTAATATTGATATATCTGAATCAATTCTTACAACATCAGCATGTAATTCAGTATAATTATATGTTATATTTGTATTAATATCTATAATCTCATTATCAATATTTGTAAGGTGTGTGTTAATAATACTTATATCATTAAGAATAATATCAAATTCATCATTCCAAAAATCAACCCATATTCCTCTATCTTGATTATAAGCTCTAAGATAATATTGATCAGGATTTTCAATCTTTAACCATAAACTGTGTTTATCAATTTCTGGTAAAGATACTACTGTTTGAGGTCTTTCTCCTGTGATCATTTAGTACTTTTATTTAATTGTTGTTTTTTTAAAGCTACATTATCTGCATGTTTTTTCTCTTCAAAAGATAGTTTACTTGTATCTAAGGCTAATCTAGCTTCAAATTGCCTAACTTTTTCATCTAAATCTATTTCAGAACCTTCATCAGTAGATTTAGATTGTGCTGATAGTTCAGCAATTAAAACCTTTGTACTATTGTCTCTAATATTATGTTGTTCTAATAAATCTCTATCTTTTTCTTTTTGTTCTAATTGCATTTGCAATTGTTGTTGTTGACTATCTCTTTCTGATTGAGCTTCTTGTGCTTTTTGCTTTTGTATATTTTTTTCATCATCTTCAATAGTTCTTTGTATTTCAGCAATAGAAGATGTACTATAAATTTTCATAATAGTAGAAAAAGAAAGTAAACTATTCTGTAGTGCTGCTTGAGCTAATGAATCTAATTTACCTGACAATTCTTGCGTAGCAGGTGAATTATCTACAACAATACCATAATCACACTCTGAAAATTCATCCCCATCAATATCCATTATTTTAGAAGAATAGTCAGATAATATATATTGGAACTTTTTACTTCTCCCTTTTAATGCTATTTTAGATGTTTCTAATAAACATTCTAATACTCTTTTCTTAGTATTATCATGTATAGAAAATAACCATTCTGTAATATAAGAAGATTGTAATGTAGATCTTTCTACACCTCCAACAGTTTCTCTATTAGCTACTTGCCCTTCTCTTTGTCTTGTTACTCCAACACATTCTTTCATTTCTTGTTTTATATTTTCAAGAAGTAAAATATGTTGCTGTATGAAATTACCAGTTTCAGCATCAATAACTCCAGATGATTGATTATTCATCATGCCTGAAAGTTTGCCTGTAGCTGCTCCTATATTTCCTTCTTTAAAAGAATCTACTACAGCTATTTTATTTATCTTAGCATAATGTAACCATTTATCAACTTCCCATCCTTTAGGAACCATTGCCAAATCCATCTTTATTATTTTACCCCAATTAGATGCAATTGCTTTATTTAATCTATCATGTATAGCATTGTATAAATAATTGAAAGGTTTCATCATATCAACTAGAGAATATGGCTTTCTATCATTCAAGTTATATATAGTTCCTATAATTCCAAAATGACATTTAGAAGGGTTTGATAGTCTATTATATTGTACTATTCTAGGTCGCATATTAACATAAATATCTTTTCCTATTTGTGTACCTTCCCAAGCCTCATTAATCCAGAAGGTTTGCTCTTCTTCTCCTTTTGCTTCATCACATATATAAGTTTCAGGATAAAAATGATACTCTTCTTCTCCTGTATTAGTATCATAAGATTTTACTTTTTTAATCTTTCTTTTACTTTTCCAATACACTCTAAGAACTCTTAAATTACCATAATTATCATAGTATCTATTTCTAGAATAATTAAGACCTGTAAATAATCCATATACATCTACAAAAGGGTTTCCATAATCCATACCTTGATCTGCAATATTAAAAAAAGCATCTCTTTCATCTATGTTTTCCATAGCATCGGTATGACCGAGGGTAGGTAAAGTTTCTAAAGAAGTTATATCTTTAGAAGATAAACTTTCATAAAATGTATCTATAATTTTACCAGGGTTCCAATAATCTTCTAATATAATTATATCTGCATCTTCAACTTTATTTGAAAATCCAGATTGAAATACTCTGATATTAAGTGTATTAACTCTTTCCACAATAGGTTCTCCAGAAACAATATCACATTGATATATTTCTTCTCCTACTGTCATACAATCCATAAAACCACCATTGAATTTTATAGGTAAATCTAACTCCTTAACATAATGGGTTAAAATACAGTTAGCTCTAATTTCTCTTAAATCTTGCCATTCATATACGAATTTATTATTTAATTCTTCTAATTGGCTATTGAAAGCATTCTCGTCCTTTGCTTCAGAAGATATTACAGCTTTTAAC